CAAATTTAGTGTTCAATGTTTTATATATTAGCGTTTCACTTTACATATTTATTTACTATGTATAAGTTATATAAATAATTGTAAAATGATTAGGATTTAGGCAGAAGAATTTAGCTCCGCGAAATGCTTTATTTACGCATTTATTTCAAAAAAATATGCTATTTAACCACTTTTCTATACACTTTTATATACTATATATTGATTTTCCTATGTTGAATTTACTATATATAGAAATATAGTCTTAAAACTTCCATATTTGCGTTCTAACGCGTCTTATATATCCCGAATATAAAGTATTAAGTTATGTCATTTTGAACAGTTGTGCGCGATTCTGTGAAGTCGTTTTTCTCACAGATGATAAAAATATGGGCATACCCACAAATGGGCATACCATATAATTTTTATCTCGTACAACGAACAAATATTATACCGCACCCACGGTATTTATACAGCACCGACCATATTATTTATAGCCGCTTGCTGAATTTTGAAAACAACTTGCTCCGCGAATCTATCTATGTCAGCTTGTTCTTTAACAACAATTGAATCTGCCAGTTTTGCGATACTGATATTTGGCGTTTGCGGTTGTTGTGCTCTGCCTTTTTCAAATCCGCGTTGATACTGTTGTTTCAACGATTCATCATGTGGTACTATACGCGTACCTGTTGGCAAATCAACAATTTCTGCGCCTTTTTCATGAATCCATGTTTTACCGCCTGCAAACCATGATGTACCTACGGCGTGTTGCGGTATTTCACCGCCTTGCGCGTTTGCACTTGCTTCGCTTGCAAGCCCCGCTTTTTCAAGAATGGAATCTAATCCACTTGACAAGAAATCTATTACATCGGTAAATATTGTTTTAATACCGTCAAAAATATGACCGAAAATGTCAGCTATGTTGTTCCATGCTCCTTCCCAGTTCCCCGTAAAGACATTTTGGATAAATGAAATTAAATCACCTGCGACCGTGACAGCCGCTAATATTATATCTGCAAATATTGTGATGAACCCTGTTATAATCCAAACAACTGTATTGAACCACGCGGAAAATACTGCACCTAATGTATTTAACACAGCCGACACAACCGAGCCGGATTCTTCTGTTTCTTGTCCGAACGCTTTCATTATAGTTGTCCATATTTGTTGAAACTTCTCCCCTATTTTACCCAACTTTTCCATTATCGGTTGTACTTTCGCTTTTATTTTTTCTACCGCGCCCATAACAGTATTTTTGACATGATTCCAAACTACCAATGTAACCTGCTTAAAATCGTTCCAGTGCGTTATTACAATGCCGATAATTATAGTAAGCGCGAGGAGTGCTAAACCGATTGGATTTGTCGCAAATAGTAAACGCAATGCCATAAATGGCGTTCGTAATCCCATGATAGCTTTTGCAATCCCTGTGATTAATGAGATTGTACCACTCCCAAATCGCGTTAAAATTCCACCAAAAGAACCAAAACCGCTTACTACTCCCTTGATAACTGTTTGGAGGAACGGAAATTTAGAAATTAATGCGCCTGTAACTGAACCTGCTTTAGATATTGCAGAACTAACTTTTACAATGCTACCATACCAACCACCGAAAAGCGTTATACCTTTACCTACAACAGTTAATGCGAATCCACCAATGACAATGAATTGACCTAATGAAAACAGTAGTTCTTTTTGTAACGGTGTCAAATTATTTAGCCATTCCGCAAAAGCCTTTGTCATGCGTGATGTGCGGCTTAACAACGGAGTCAATCCTTGCGCCAGTTCCATCGCCGCATTTTTTAACTGATTCACAGCTTTTTCAAGTTGTGCGGCGGGAGTCGCGTCCAGTTTTCTTGTTGCGTCATTCGTTGCGCCCGTTGAATTTGCCATTCCTTTTAGCGATTCTTTGAATTTATCCGCTCCACCACCTGTCAAGGAAAGAACTGCGTTTAGTGCTTCCATGCTACCAAATAATTGCGCCATAACTTCAACGTTACCGCCTGTTGCCGCTTTGACTTCATCTAGGAACTGCGCCCATCCTACTTGCGCCAAATGCGCTTGGTTAAATTGCAATCCTAACGCTTCAGCGGCTTCAAACGCTTCTTTACTAGGGTCAATTATATTTTTCAATGCCGCTTTCACAGAAACCATTGCCGCCGATGTTTGGAAGCCGTTTGCGGTCAGAGCCGCAACAGATGATAATAATTCATCAATAGACATACCTGCGGATGAAGCTGTAGGAATAACCTGCCCTATAGATTTACCTATCTCATCAACGGTAGTTTTACCTAAATTTTGCGTGATGATTAATTTATCCATCATATCCGAAGCGGATTCTGCACCTGTCTTATAGTTGTTGATAACAGTTGTCAGTGCATCAGTTACCGTGCTCATGTCGGTAAAACCTGCTTTTGCGCCCATTGCCGAAACGCGCATGAAATCAACTGCTTTACTTGCGTCAACGCTTGCAGAAATCGCTTGATACGTACCTTCCGTTAATTCGGTTACTGATACGCCAGTTTCATTTGATAATGCAATCAATTCACTACGCATCTTATTCATATCAACAACAGTTGTGTCTACGAGGGTTGAAACTTTCGCCAAACCAACGGTAAAATCTGAATTTAATTTTGCACCTGCTGTTGCCGCCGCAAGAATGGGCGCGGATAGCAACGCAAATTTTTCACCTAATGCAGATATAGATTTGCCTGTGTCTTTTATACTTTTTGCTGTTCTTAGCTGTTGACTTCGGTGCTCATCTATATTCTTCGTTGCTTTCTGTATTACATTGGTAAAATTGTCTTTCAAACGCAATACAGCATCAATTATTTGCATATAATCACCTACCATTTATAATAAAAAAAGAACATATAGTAAATAATCTACTATATGCTCTTTTGGTATATTTAGTTTTTTATTCGTATTCGTCAGACGGTGTATTTTCTTTGATTCTTTGCTCTATCTCGTATCTCATCATCGCGTATAAAACTTTCTTTTCATTTTTGCCCATTGAAAGAAATTCGATAGGGTGTATATGATGAAAACGAAAAAGATAATATTGCAGATTTACTTCACCGTCTGATTCAATTAGTTTTTTATTTCTTCATCAATTTCTGTTTGCGATGTTTCTACACCGCATAATTCTGATACCGTTTCTGCAATCTTACCAATTTCCCCTGCAAGGAATAACTTTGCAACTAGGTCATTAGGCGTTGCCGCTGAATAATGTTTAAGTAGTTCAGCATTTCTAAAATCTGGTTCAATTACTGCATTAACTACCATTTCTAGTCCAATCTTATAATTATTGGATTTCTTGGCTTTGCCGTTCTTACTATATTCCGTGTTATTCTCTGTGATTTCAGCTAACAGTTCCGTGTCAAGTGCTTGTACGGTCACAGAAAATTTTTCACCAAACATTTTTGATAAGCGTGGAATCTCGATTTCCTTTTTTGGCTTTTCAGTTACCTTCGCGGCATCCGCTTTCAATAATCTTTCCAATGCGTTCATTTATATACACCTCTTGTTTATTATTGTTTATATTATTTTTATTTGTTATTATCCACTGATTTCATCTAGCATGTCAAAATCTTCGAAAGTAAAATTGTAACTTTCTTCTCCGACTTTACCGACTGCCCAGTTTACAAGGTCTACATTGTCAATTAGACAATTATATAGCGCAATGCGTTCCACGCCGAGCGCGTCAGGGTCATCGACTTTGGAAATAATGGTAACATGCACTTGCTTGCCTTCTTTGATAGAAGGTGCTAATTTTTTGATAAAATATGAACTAACTTTATGAACCTTGAATGAACCTTTACCAGTATATCCCGTAACTTTATAGCCTTTTGACATTTTACGCGCGATTTTTACTTCTACTTTGTCCGCTGAAAGTGTTGCCTTCAATTCTTGGATTTCTGCAATTTCGTAGCCGTCAATCCACATTGAACCGAACGTACCGTATACAACTTGTTTAGATTCCATTTCTTTCATTTACACTCACCTACTATTTATATAAATAGAATAAGGGAAGATTTTTATTTCTTCCCTATGTCTGCTATTTTGTTATTCAACCGTGCAATTAATTGTAATTTGTTCAAGTGCATCGAGCGGGGATAGGTCAGCCGCCAAAAATGCGTTGTCATGGATATTCAATTCTTTGATTTGTTGACTTGACATATTTTCTAGTTCTTCACGCGTGTTCTTGCCATTTGATTCACGCCAATTCTTGACTGCTATCTCATCCACATAACAGTTGTTTTGCCCCTTTTCTAGCAATCCTTCTGTTTCTAGTGTGTGCAAATAACCGTTAATTGCAGTAATAAGCAAACATCTATTGTCATATGAGTTTGCATATTTGCCGATATAACTATCATGCGATGTTTTCTTGATATCAAAATGAATCATGTCCATTAAATCCACTAGCTTAATTTTCTTGAACTGGTCACCTTTGCCTTGCATCGTGGTTACAAAACTGTTGATACCACGGGCAATTTTATGCTTTTCCCCGTCAAAAAATACAAATAGTTCACCTTTGCCGATTTTCGCATCCATTTCCTCATCGGTGTACTGTTCAACTTCGGTTAGTTCTGGAAGTGGCGCGTATGTGCAAGAGATGATTGCAGGTGTGCCGCAGATGATTCCCGCTATGCGTGAACAATAATCAGCCGTTTCAAACGTCTTTGCTTTCGTACGAATAAGCGTGTTTGTGAAATTAACTACACCTTCATTATCAGCATTGCAATTTGGTAATACGGCACAAACTTTCGTGTCCTTTGTGGTTCTCATTCCCTTTATCCATGTTGCAATCTTTTCTGTGTATTTTTCGCTGATTCCCGGAACTACCAACCAGTTGAAATAAGTTTTCTCTAGCTTTTTGAGAACTTTTGTAAAATCCGCGTCAATAGTTTTTTCTTCCGTCTCGCCGCTTTGACCTCCTTCTTTGGGTACGGTGCTTGTTACTTCGCCTTGGCATTCTAGTACAATTACCTTGCGCGGTGAAGTCTGATAACCTTTCAACGCTAATTCGACTTGTTCCTTTTTATATTTCGTCCAACTTTCTGGAATATCATCCACATTGTAAATTTGTGTTACATTATCTGTTGGATTATTTACTGGGAATACCATCGCAATAATTCCGCGTTGACTTCGTTGAATTGCCGAGATTCCCTTTTCCTTGAATGAAATAAACACATTAGGCATTTTTAGTCCCATAGTTCTTTACCTCCGTTATTATAACGATTTATTTAATTTTTGTTGTTTTGATAAATGTTTTCAATTTTTACATCTGTAATTTTATCTTCGCCGAGCGTGTCAAAAAATTCGAAAGTCAACGTAAAATATATAACATCTGCATCCTCGCCATCTGTTACGGCGTTGATATTGTTAATTTTTATATACCTATCTTTGACTGAAAAACCTGCATGAAATAGCTGTGATATGCTGTCTTTTATCTCATAAAATTCTACCGCGTCAGTTGTTCCTTTTGTGGCGAAATATGTTATATATAAATTTCCATTGTTGAAAAACTTATGTTTTCCTACTTGCTTACGATTTATGTTTAACTGCAAGAAGAAACAAGGCGAATCACAATTTTCTTTAGAATCGTCAAGATATACGATGTAATCATAAACAGATTTTAATTTATTTCGTACTTGTTTTAGAATGTCCACACTGTTTAACATATTGTGATTCACCTCCTCAATCTAATTTCTTTTTTATATCATCGAAAAACTTTCGTAGTTCATTTTTCATGACATCCGAGTTTTCAAATTCTTGCATGGTTTTTTCAAAAAAATGCTTACCTTGCACGAATCCAATAGCATTACCTTTTTTATCTTTTTGGACGTGTCCGCGTTCGACTAAATGATATACTTTACTTTTATTTTTCAACTCATATTGAATTTCTTCCGTAGAAATGCCAGTGATTTTACCATTCCATGATTTAGATAGCTTGCCTGTCTCGCCAACAGGTGAATTTTCTTTTGCTAACTTCTTTAATTTATTCCCTGCGCGTTTCAAATGTTTCTCCGCTGTTTCTGTGTATTCGTTGACAACGGCGTTTAGCTTATCTTTGAATTCGTCAAGGTTTTCAAAATAAAAATCCGCGCTCATCCTTCCCAACCTCCGCTATTCTTTGGTTTAGGCTTGGGATTTTCTTCTTGTTGCTTTCCACGGATTTTTTCAACGCAATATAATTCTAGTGATTCATTCATCATTTCGGGATTTACCACCGATTGAATCTCATATGTATGTTTTTTATATTCTACAATGTCAGAACTATAAACATTATCACGGTAACGGATTGTAATTACAACATTTTCCGCATTACTAACTTGCTTCGCTTCATAGTATTCGCGTCCGCGACTAGGTTTAATACTTGCAGATATATTTTTATATTTAATTTCTATAACGGTTTTATCGAATCCATTTACTTCTTTAGTCACACGTCCGATAATGTTTACTTTTTTATTTAGCATTCCTGCATCATATATCATTTTAATTCACCTTCATAACTAGGTGAAATTTCTATATGATTTAACATCGTTGTTATTGTATGCGGAATTTCAGCAGAATTTTGTTTACCATTCATAGCGTTGCGATTGGTATACCAGTGACTAACAAGCAATTTAACAAGCATCTGCATTACACTATCATTATCTACAAATTTCTTCCCAGTTGAACGAGATATATAACTTTTGCTTGCAGTTATCAATTCTTGTAAAATTTCATCGTCAGACGTGATATCATCGTCAACGCGCAGGTAGTTTTTTATATTTTTCAATTCATTCATTTTCAACCACCTTTATTTTCTAAAAAAATAAATGAGAATATGCAATCTATATACACATTCCCATTCACATTTTTATATACTATTTACTTATTATGCGTTTGACTTGTTGATAAATACAAGTCCGTTTTTGTCAACGAGCTTACCATCAACAGCCGCAACAGACTGATAAACTTTGTTTCTTGTAGCATTGTCGATATAGGTAACTAAATCAATATCATATGCCGTGTTCATGACGTACTTATCTAGCTGAACAATGAAAGCAACTGTCTCGCCCTTTGCCGCACTATCGTAATCCTTCATAAAGTCTGTGACAATTACACGTGTACCAAAAATTTCAAAATTAGGTTCGCCGTTAAGACCTTGGTTCATTCGTGCTACTGGTTGACCGTTTTTATCAACAATGGCAAGGAAAGAATAGAATGTTGCTTCATTCATTACGAGAACTGCACCTGTGCGATATGCGCTTGGGATTGCTTTTTTGATTTTTACAATATCCTCGTATGCAAGTGTTTTACTTAATTCCACTGTCTTTGCCGCTGTTTCCTTGAGAATGCCTTTAGGTTGTCCGCTACCAGTGCCGTTAATGATTGCAGATTCCATAGCCTTTGCCATTGCCGCGCTAACATTGTTTGCAATCGCCGCTTCGAATGCTGAAAGTGTTTGTACGCGTGCAAGGAAAGATAGACCGATAGCCTTAACGAGTGGATAAGCCGCAAAAGTAACTGAACCTGTTACCTTGCCCTCAACTGCAATGCCTGTGTTTGTCATATCCGTTTCGGTTGTCCAAATAGCAGGGCTTGCTAGTTCAGATGTGGGAATAGCAACGCCAGCAGGATAATTCATTTTTGTAATGAGTGGTAAGATGTTGCCGTAGTTTTCTAGCTTTTCGACAATTTGATTTAAAACTGTTACAGGGATTACCGCGCTGTTGCCGCTTGTCATTGCGACCGCACGAAATTCTTCTGCCATTTGTCCGCTCATTGCGAACTGCATGAACGCATTACGATATTCTACTGAATCGAATTGTGTATTTTCCATTTTTACATCACCTTTGTTTTCTACTAAATTTCTTTTTTCAACTTCTTCTTGAATAATATTTGTTTCAATTTCATTATTATTGATTTTATCAGCAATTTCTTTTCGTTTTTCAATTTCTTGCGTTTCCTTTTTTCGTAATTCTTCTGCATATGCATTCAAATCGTCCATTTCTTCGTTTAGAAGTTTCAATGTTGCAAGGTCAGCATTTGCAGATTCGCCAAGAATTTCTGCCTTGCGAATTTCGATTTCTTTTAGATTCATGTGTTGTGTCACCTCATATAAAGTTGTTGTTCCTATATTTATTACATTATATTTCTGTTTTTCGCCAACGCCTATATTTCACAAGGCAAACAAAAAAGAGAGATAAAATCTCTCTTCCCGTGAAAATGCGCGAAATATGCGGTTTAGTGGTTGTCAATGATTGCGCTTCTTCTTTTTTTCAACAGGTTTTCCATCCATAAGAATATAAGTGTATACCGCTGAAATGCTATCTGTAACATCGTCATTGTACGGTTCAGTAAAACTATCTTTGCGGAATATATCTATGATTTTATTTTGTACTTCTTTTTTCATTTCTTTACTGTTCTTTTTTATGCCATCGGATTTCTTTACCGACATACCGCCTAATACTTTTGATTTTAGCGTCATTACGGGATAATAAGTAACAGGGATTTTGTTTTTTTGTGCTGTCAATAACATTACGCCGTGAACAAAACAAAGTTTTTCGATTGTTGCTTTGTTCAACCCTACGAATGGAGCTTCAACTGACATAGCATCTGGTTTATATTCGTCGATAACGTTTTGCAATTGTGTTTCAAAATTAACTAATACTTCTTGTATTGTCATTTTATTGCGTGGTATATCACCGTATTTTAACAAAATAGGTTTATTTTTCGTATGCTTAACAATGCTCCAACCTGTATTTTTAGTTGATATGTCTAACCCCAAAATAATTGTATTTTCAGCTATCATTTTATATCAGCCTCCGTAAACATATATATACTATATACATTTTACATATGATATTATTTGTTTACATTTCACATTTTCGCTTTCAGCATAATTTTTTCACGTTGAATTTTCAAAAATTCTTCTTGGAATCCTTCAAATGAACGCTTCACAACGTCAACATCCGTTGCATTATAAGCAGGTAAATCTACTACAGAAACATCTACTACCTTTTTTATTTTTGCGATATGTCGCACGTATTTAGTTTCTGATACCTTTTCAATATAATCTTTGTCCACAATGTAACCGTAAGACATTTTGGATATATCTTTTCTACGAATCAGTTCATAGATATCTTTACCCTGCGATGTATTAGCTATGTCTGCTTCTATGTGCAATCCGCGCTCGTCTACTGATAAGCGTAAAGTTTCATTGCTTGTTCTTGCCAAAATTGAAAAATTATCTGAATGATTATAGCGCAAAACAACATTTGACATATCCGCGCTATCGAATGCGCCAACGTCAACAACTTCCCAGTAGTCCACACCATTTGAAGAATATAGGCAGGTTGCCGCATCAAATATCGTTGCATATCCTTCTATTGTCTGCCGTGATTGTTCTACATTTGCCGCTTCTGCATAACCGACTGAACGAAATTCTGTTTGATTCATTTCATCACCTCCTCAAATAAAAATCAGAGAGCAAAATAAGCTCTCTGATTTTTTGATTTTAAGTATGTCTTTTATGTGAACGACAAACACAATTTTCATTATCTCCGTGATTATTATCATACCACAGTATATTAAAAACTTTTCCAACTATATAACCATATAACCTATGCGTTGCTGTAATTCTAAGTGAAATAATAGATTCTGCCTCTATGTGTTTTTCTGCTAAACGGTCTTGTGCTATTTTATTAAGGTCATTTACTTTAATAGAATGATTTTTCTTTTTTTCTTCAACTAAAATTGTATGCCATTTCTTTTTTTCCAGTTCTTTTAGAAACGGGAAAATTTCAGTCCATATAACTTCTTTAATATTATCCTGCGTAAAAGCCCATTGTTCTTCATCAATTTTAGAAAAACACCATGATGGGAATTCATTATAATACTGTTCCGGATTACCACTTAAAACAATATTATTTCCTTTTGGTTTTTCTTTTTGTTTTATCCTTTTTGTTTTTTTATTGAAGTCCCCCATAATACATTGCCATACTTTCTTTCGTAATAACATTATTACTGGAAGCATTTGTAGGCAAGTCTGCTCTTGCCGCTTTCCACGGTTCTTCCATATGTGTTAGTTGACTTAGCCATTGTGCATTATGTCCTCCATAATGATTTAAGACGACATCAATAGTTTCTTTTTGTGAATCTGTTAAATTGTTTTCACCTCCCGTTTCATCGTCTGCAACTACTGAATACCTTCCTTTCGTCTTTTGGAATAATTCTGGACAGACTGGACCGTTTTCCCATGCTTGAAAATCCTCATCAAAAAGTGGGTCATCCCACACTAAAGACCACGCTTGGGAATAGTAGCAAAGTTTTTGTAATTTCATGGTTGACATTTCGCCTTTTTTTTCCAATATATATTTTGCTGTATCAAAAACATTTGCCATGATAATCCACTCCTCCTTTTCTATATTATAACACAAATATTAAAAATCACATTAAAAAACGATATTTTTTTCTTCTTCGCTGTCTGTACTATCTTCATCCTTCGCAGGTCTGCCGACATCGTTTAGTGATTTCAACTTACCTAATTGATAATCATTTACAATAGCCGTATTTGCTACATTCAGCGTCTGCACGCGGTCATCGCCGTTCTCAATCGGTGGTAGATTTAGTAATTCCAAACATTGATTAGTGGTTAGTAGCCCTAGCGGTCGCAGTTCACGAATCAGATTTATTTTTGTTTTCATCTCCGAATACATCAGCCTGTTACCGCTAAAATGGATTGCATAACCTTCATTAAGTTGCTGTTGCGTGAAGATTTTCCGTGTGAACTCCTGCGATAATGAAATGCTGATAGGCTCAATGGTGTTTTCGTAGAATGACTGCCATTCTGATTCAGAATACTTGCCGTTGACGATGTTTTTACTTATCCCGAAATAGTTATAGATATTGTCGCGAATGTAGTCTAATTGTGCGGTGTCAGCCGCTTCTGGTTGCGCGTCTATCGCTTGGAATTCCACTGTGCCGTCTGTGGTAACTATACCGCCTTGTGAACTATCTTGCAAATTTTGATTTAGTTCCCTTGCTTTTTGTTTCCACGCATCAGCGGCTGAATTACCCGCAATACGTGCTATGCCTTTTATTTTTCCGCTGTTAACCGCCTTGTTCTTAAAAGATGTTTGCAGAATGTCAAGCGTGGCAAGATTGTCCGTGATGTTTGAATCTGTATGCGATATAAAATCTCCATCGCCGAATGAATGGCGAATGTGAATTATATCACTGTAGGGAATTGTTTCCTTCTTGCCGCTCTTGAATGTGAATTTCAAATAAATTTCGTTGTCTAATTCACGCGGTTCTACACTCAAATAATCTAAATTCCATAGACTGATTACATTATTAAATTTGTCGCGGTTTATCTTTATGAAAGCATTTTGATTTTGTATCAGATTATATGCAAGTCGATAATAGAAATCATACGCCGTAACATATATATTTGGTGTCAATGTCAAACAATTTTGCAATACTGTAAATTCTTTATTTGGCGTTCGTTTTCCGTTTTCAAGTTTCGTTATTGTAGGTTCAAGTTTTGCGATATGCTTCGCCAGTGTCGCAAAACAGGTTTTCAAAAGAATATCATTACTATAATCCGAGCGCGTGAAAAATACTTGCTGATAGTCATTTAACAATTCGAGTCTTACTGTTTGCGGTTCTTGCTTCTCTTGTCTGCCAAATATCGCATTGAACATATTTCGTAATTCCAAATGTCATACACCTCCGTTTTATTATTTGTTTATTTGTATCTATATTTATTACATTATATTTCATAAATCGTTTTTGTTGTCTAAGTAAAGTACGAAAGCATCTAAAAATGAACTATATCCATCTATGCGTTTTGTTAAATTCCGATTTTTATATGGTTTGATATTGCCCGATGTGTCAGTTACACATAAAGTATTGAGGAGACACCACTTGAAAATCGGATTATCGTTATATATAATATCTTTATTTTTGAAATACGCTTTTGATTCAAACATATAACTGCTTAGTCCTATAAACGATTGATTGATAGGTTTACATAAATTCTTCCCGAAATTTTCTTCTAGTTCTTTCACTAAATAACTAGCGTTATATCTATCGTATCCGATTTGATAAGCATATAGTCCATAGTCATTCTGAAGCTCAATAAACCAATTACACACATCCGACGGATTAATAATTCTACCTTCACACAATCGCATTAGTCCCCTGCTTATCCACATATCATAAGGCACGCCGTCCTTGTCAATGTGCTCTTGCAGGGTATCTTTGGGCATCCAATACATTTGTTCAATATATAATTTGCCATCGCAAGGTATTAAAGCCGTCGCGGCTGTTAGGTCTGTTGTCTGCGATAAGTCTATGCCGCCGAGAAAGTATTTACCGCTAAAATCTGCAAGATTAAATGTGCTATCATTAGTTACATCTTCAAAATTGAAAAAGCTGTCTCGTGCATTTTCGCGGATGTTGAACTGCTTTACAAGGATATCTCTTAATGTCTTTTCGTTCAATTTTGCACGCTGTACTTCTTGGCGTAACATATCTATTGACTTGGATACGCCGAGATTCGGATTTGCTTTCATCCATGCGTTTTCATTCGCTATTTCACTTTTACTATCTAATTCATAGAGCAATGGCAGAACGGTTTCATCTTGATATTTACCATCCTCATAGCCATTTATAATTGAAATATACTCTTGGTATTTTGAATCAAATATAGAATCTTGTTCAATATATCCACCAGTGGACATTATCAATGTTAGCGGTTCAGCGCGGCTATACATACCACCTTTGACAACATCATATAAATTTCGGTCTTTTATCGCGTGCAGTTCGTCTAATGCCATGACCGACGGCGATAAACCGTCCATGCTTCCACTATTTTTGCTTAATGGCACGAATTTGTTAAAACCGTTCACTTGACATATCTCATTTACCTTGATTTGAAAATATTTCTTTAGAAGCGGCGATGTACTAATCATCTGTTTCGCATATTCCCAAATGATTTTAGATTGTTGGCGGTCTGTAGCTACCGAATAAACTTCTTGCGCGGCTTCTTGGGAAAAAAGCAAAATATAAAGAATGATTGCGGCTGATAAAATTGTTTTTGCGTTTTTTCTGGATACATATAGAAATAGTTCCTTATATTTCCGTCTACCTGTTTCTTTATGTTTGAATCCAAAAAGACAAGATATTAACGCTTTTTGCCATAATTGTAAAATGAATGGTTGTTTTCCGTCTTGAAATTTTGGTATACAACAAAAATTTTCTATGAATGATATAGCTTTATTTGTCGCAGTTAAGTCAAAATAGCATTCCGATTCAGCATTGTGTAGATTATCTACGATATGCGCGTATACTTTCTTTATCTTTTCACCTGCTACTATCTCGCCTGTATCTATCATTCGATAATATTGTTCGATATAATTCACTTTATACACCTCTGCAATAAAAAAGAACACTGTTTTCAATGTTCCTTTATAGATTATATTTGTTTACTTTTTACCCAATCTAAAAATTCTTTATAAATTATTTTCTTACTTACAAGGTTAATTATAACTTCTTCCAATTCGGTTTCATTACAATTCTCCTTTTATTTCTTTATTGGATAAACCTCATGTTTAGGGTCATACCATAATACATAGAAGAAGTTTTTATATCTTAATCCCCATATTCGTATCTTGTTAGTTAATGAAAATGAATATAAAGCACCGTCATCTACTTCGTCCTCTATCTCCATCTTTTTTATGCGTTCATTTGCTTCTTTTGAAAGTTTTGTTTTATCTTTTTGAAAGTGATGTTTTGATTTCCCATCATCGTGTGTATCACGGTCTATATCAGCCCACGTTCTTTTAGAATAATGAATCAAGAAATCAACTATTCTTTTTGTATCTAAAATTTCTCCATCTGTTCTTTCTGTTTTGAAAGCATAATCACCGTCTCTATCCACACGGTTAAATAAAAAAACAGGGCTATTAAATTCATCTTGTGGGGGTACTATATTAATAATTTTTTTATTCGAGGAGTTTTCTCCCCGTATTTTTTTATCCTTCCCTTTTCTCATTACAATTCTCCGTAATAATCATACATAGCTTTTTTTGTAATTATTACGTTAGAATTTTCCCAATCATCAAGATTTTCACGCGCATCTTTCCACGGGGGTTCAGAATGTGTTTGTGCTCTTAATTCATATGGTTGCATATCGGCATAATTATCCAAAACAATATCAATAGTTTCTTTTTCATCTTCTGTCAAATTATTTGTGTTAGCAAAAGAAAAGGTAGATTCATCAACCATAAACATACCTTTGTGAACCTTAAATAGGTCTGGAGAAACAGGGCCATTTCGCCATGCTTCAAAATTTTCATTGAATATAGGTTGTTCTGCCCATGCCAATTGCCATGCTTGCGAATAATAACACAATTTTTGCAACTTCCATGTACTCATTTCCCCGTATTTGTGCAAAATATATTTTGCAACATCAAAAATAGTTGCGCGTTGTCTCCTCACCTTCATTTTATTCTCCTCCTCCTTTCTTGTATTATAGCACATATACGCGAATAAAATCGTTCAATCACTTAAATTTTTCCATGAATTGTTGAAGTTCGTCTTTTTCCTCAATGGTTATATTGTCCAAAAATCCTTGTAATTGCTTTACCGACGCTGTAAATTGTTTAGCATAAGCCGTATAAACATTAACGTTTGGATGTACTCGCATCCCAGATTGACCGCCGCCGTTATTATATGGAACTACTACACCGCCGATAATGGTATCTTCCTGTAACTCATCTAAATATGCCGCCAAATATGACACGCGGTCAATCAACATTTCAACAACAGTTTTCGATTCAGCGTTGACTTTCTTTGCAATACCGTTCATCTGTTTTTTGTATCTCTTCATCGCTTTGCGACGAGCTTCTATTTTTTGTTGTTCTTCCATTTTTCCACCTTCTTATATTTTATTCTATTTAATTGATAATCATATTCATTAGCTACCGTCACTGTAAAATTTGGGATATCATACAAAATACGGCGCACTGGTGTCCGAACCCCTTGCCGTTATTGGCTTCGTGGGGGGCTATGAGCGTATGTATGCTTGAAAGTGTCAGCTTCGCGACTGTCTGCGCTGTTACCCGTTAGCCTTTGAGCCGTGCTTGCAGTCTCTTGATGTGACTCTGCTGTTCGTCCGTGTACTGCTTCGGTTGTTGTGCTTCGGTTGCAGGAATGATGTTGCCGTCAACATCGAATGAATACCTTGCTTCTTCTTTGCTGTGTGTGTAGTCACCGTGAACGCACCTATGACATTCCTCACAAAGTGTTATAAGGTTATCTGCATTCAATGTAATATTCGGGTCATTTATATTTATTGGTGTAAGTTCTGTAATATGATGTACCGTATTACAATTTGGTTCATTACAAACTTGACACATATAAAAATCACGATTTAATACATATTTTCGTATATCTCGCCATTTTACGCTATTGTATAATTTCTTGCTAAATTTCTTTGCCATAATTACACCTTCTAAAATTATCTGTCTACATTTATTACCTTATATGCTATTTATCTCTAAACTTTTCTAAACTAATTTCTTTTATTTCTCGTTCTTTCAATACCCGTGCTGATAGAAAACTATACTCGTGTGATTTCTTTGTGTTTCGTTTACCTTGCGTCAACAGATAAAGTTTATCAATCAGAAAATCATATAAATATCGTTTACCTTGTTCAGCTTCTTTTATCATTTCATCTATTTGTTGTTGTGTATAATTTACATAATTTTTCGTGTGTTGATACGGGTTTCTTGTAGTTAATCTCATAATATATCACTTCGTAAATATTTTTGTAGTGTTGGCAGTAGGCTGTCGAGAATCTCGACTACCTTGCTTTTTGTTGTGTTTAATAATTCCGCTGTTTGTTTTATTGTATGTCCGCGCTCGTATACATAATAAATTACTGTTCGTTGATTGTGTGTTAAATACCGTTCTTCTAGCATCTGCAAGTCTAACAATGATTCTGCCGCCTTGAAATTTCCCTGTTGTTTTAAATCTATAATACTGTTTTTGTGTAAAATCATCCTGTGTACCTGTTCCGCTGTGTAATCCATATCGTAGTTTACTTTTTTGTCCATACGTCCTGCGCCTCCAATGCTTTCCATTTTTCATTAAATATCTTTTCTAATTCTTTTTGTCTACGCTTTATTTCTTGTTGTTGTCGTCTTTATTGTTGGATATGTTTTATTTGTGATTTGATAAATTCTTTTTCTTTCCAGAATCCGAAAATTATGTAAAATATCCCACCAAAAAACAATCCTGTTAAAATTGCCGTTGCTGTTATCATACTGTTTCACCTTCTAATGTCTCTAATACTATTTCTTGAATATCTTTGTCTATTCCGAAAATATCCATAGTTGCACTGTAATAATCTTGCGTATAGTCTATTTGAAACATTTCTTTCCACATCTGCACTTTCGCCTTCAGCGCATTTTCTAGTGTGTCAAAACTAGCTAATGTTTTTGTTTTGTTGTTTATCCGCGCTTGTATAATAAACTTTTTACCGTGCTTGAATATGTTCGTATATCCTGTTTGATTGTTAGATTTAAAACTTTTGTTTCTTGCATTTTCTTGATAAGTACAGATTCTTAAGTTTTCGCGTGTGTTGTTGTCCTTATTTTTGTCTATGTGGTCAGTCGGGTTGCTTGTTTGGTTATTCGTTATATATCTATGCAGGTATAATTTCACGCCGTCTGCGTAGGTGTACCAATATCCCGTAGTTTTATCTTTGTGCCATTGATATTTTTCTACTTTTTCTACATCTTCTTCTGAAATTATGATTTTATCCATTTTTATATTCACCTTCTATATTGTTACGTTGTTGTTGCATCTATAAAATAAATAACGTTTGATAACAGGTTTATTTCTTCTTGCGTGCGTAGGAGATACACAGATTGATGATTTAGCCGTGATTTTTATTTGGTGTGTCTGTCTGCTTATCTATGAAAGAAATACTGTTTGGAAGGTAAAATATTTGTGGGAATATCCGTCTATATGCCGCTGATATTGGGCAAAACAAAAAGGAGAGAAAATCTCTCCTTTTGCGGATGTGCTTGTGTGTAGTAGTTTTATTAAAATCTGAATAATTCCCGATTATCTTCAAGAACATCTAATACATCTGATTTCCATAAAATTTGAAAACCTGTGTGACCGTGATTATCAAAAGCGAAACTATTAGCGTATTCTTTACCGCTGTCAGTCAGTTCCCAAATTCCTTGAATCTTTGTTTGATATCCCAATGCACATAAGGCATCGTTTATTTTTTGTGCAGATATAGAATTTTTGCTGTGAAGTCTGTTTTGCAGTTCTTTACCTAACTTTGTTGCGTTAAATTTTGCCGTGTTTATTTCTTGAATTGGCGGTAGTAACTTCTTGAATGTTTCAATTTCATTATCCGTGATAGCCTTGTATTTGCCTTCTGCTTTGCCAAAATTCATAGCGTATAACATAGCGTGTTCTTGCGTCAGATTGAATCTTTTTGCGATAACGTCCGCATATTTACCTGTTGCTTCAAGTTCCATTGCAGACAAATCTATTGCGCTTGGTTGCGGTTGCGGAATTGTGTAGCTCCCTGTCTTGCGGATGGACGGAAGAATTTCCGATGTTACCCACCGTTTGAACTGCTTCGCTTTTTCAAGATGTGAGGACATAATTAATGAATACAATCCAGATTCGTTTATAATTGTCATTTCGCGGTTTTGACCTGAGGTGGTGATTTGCCACCTCAGCTTATCTTCTTCGTCAACGTGCGCTTTTAATGCATTGACTGTATCTGTATATCCCAACGCCGAGGCTACATCTTTCCCAACAAACCACGGTTCATTATTTATTTCTACCGTGCGAATTTCGCCGAATTCCGCGTTGTTAAAAATTATCATTTGATTTGTCATTTGCTAATTTCCTTTTAATTAAATAATTCATCTGTGAAACGTTCGATATCATTGTTTTCTACAAGATTCAACGCGGCGCATAAACAATCATCTTTATGTTTTTCGCCATCATAGTATTTGTAAATAGCATCTGCAAGGCTGAAGGCTTCTGTTACCGCTTGAATCGTACTTGTTTCTTTGTTTTCCATATCTGGCATCTCCTTGTTTTTCTTTGTTTGTTCCATGTCATATAATTCTTGACTTGTTGGGAACTGTTCCCATCCTTCTGTATCGTCTGTAAATCCTTCCCAGCTCATATTAAATTTACTGTTCCTTTCATATCTATCATTCTTCGGCATCGGGGCATCAAAATGGGGCATCCTTTCATAAGCCCCTCGCGTTTTACGAGGTCTTACGCTTGTATTATATGCAAAATTACGTAAAGCGATTGTATTTCTTCTTTTGTAACTTTTTATTCCATAATTTTTGATTAAATGTGCAATATTCTTCTATCGTTTTCTTTGTTCCTTCCAAAGTGTAATCTCCTCTATCGTCGTTGTATTCAAATCTTTTAACATTAAACATTCGAAATTTCATATAACCAATTTCTTCTACTGTAAAAACTATCATATCCCGTTTCATTATCATGCTTTCAAACATCGTTTCATCTGAAAGAAAAAATGTTTTCTTCCTTTCTTTACTCCAAAAATGCGGGTGTAATAAAACAGATACGATTGCTTTATATCCTCCATCCGTTCTGTAAACGTCAATAACTTCTCCACAACGATTTTTTGATTTTTGAAATTTATTTGTTTTCATCATCATTCACCTTTTATTTTTATTATATTACTTATAATTACTTTGTAGCAAAAACTTCTTCTAAAATGTTTTCAATTTTTTCTTTGGATATATCCCGTATCACATTATCAAAAGCATCGTTCAATATATCAATCCTTTTACAAATAGAATCTTTCCGATTTGATAAATCGTTAATATAGTATGTGTTTGTTTTTGATACACCTGTTTTTGTTGAATGTGAAACTGTTTGTCTTATTATCCCACAAAATTTCATTATCAGCAGTTGTTTTCTAACAGCATCAGCTTTAGCATTGATATATTCGCCGACATACTTGCTTCCTAGCTGTAAATCTACATCAAACGGATTTTCAAATTTGATATTTTCACGTCTTTCTTTCCACAATCTCATTATTACTTCATAAGTAGGTAACAGATTCTTGACATACTTCTTATTTGACTTATCTGCAATCTCTTTCAGTATTTTTACATTTCCTTCAATTATCGCATCAATGTCAATCTCTATCTTGTTTTTTATTTTTATTCCGTAAATACAAGTCAGTAATTTTACTGCTTCACCAAATGTTTTATTTGTGATAGAGGTTATCATGTCTATGATATCATATCTTTTTGTTGTGCTGTTATCGTATAAAAAATAGTTGTTCTCTTTATCTTTATAAATTACACATGAAGGATGATTGTCTTTTCGAAATGGTGATTTGAAATTTTTATTGATTTTTACTGTGATATTTAAGAAATCTCTGATATCTAATTGTTTCAACATCTGTAAAGCATATCTATACGGTAATTCTATGTTATATTTCGGTAGATAATCAAAATAAGATATATCTTCCTTTTTTACTGCATCTGTAAAATCTGTTGATATTACTTACTTTTTTACCGATTCAGCATTTTCTCTATCTATTCTATATTTAGTTAAGGTATTGTTATGTACGCACTTTTTTTTGTGCGAAATATTTATTTAGTGTTGATACTTTATATCTTAGATTCTTGACATATATTATTTTAATTCTATAAGGCTCTGAATCTGATTTGATATGTAATGTATTTGGTACTCTAAGATCCCGAGAAGCATCTTTTACGGTTATATCAATATCTTTGGTAACATTATCATGAATGTATTCCCACATCTGTTTTTCTGTTGATTTCCATTCGTTTAATGTTATATCACGGTTACAAATAGCATAATATAAATGATATCCATTTTTGGTAGATATTAAAGCATTTGGCATGAGTGGAAGATATTTCATTGATTTCAAAAATTGAATCTTTTTATATTTTAATTCATCTTCTGATAGATGTTTGCCATCTATCTTAAAATCTACATCGAAATAAAACGCGTTGAATTTTTTGATATCTGATTCTTTGCGTTGCTCCTGTTCTTTATACCAACAAATAGTTTTACCAGATTTTTTATATGTTCTATACCCACTGATTTCTTTTATATCAGCTTCGTTGACTGTAAACCATGCGTTGATTTGCAACTTCTTTTTATTGTAAATGTGGGATATTGGATTTGTTGCTTGTCCAAATTTTCCTCTCCACACATGGTAATATGCGGTTGTATATATGTTTTTGTTCAGCAATTTGAAAAAACGCTTTGTTTGATTCGTAATCATGTATTACACCTCTTGTAAACAGAATACATTCATCCATCTACTTTATTATATTATTTTTCAGTTCTTTCTTCTCAGAGATGTAATACATTGAAATTCGCTAATTATTTCTCAACCTCAACATTTTCTCTATCTATTCTATATTTAGTTAAGGTATTGTTATGTACGCACTTTATAAATAATATTAAGTTACACGCCGTTGAAATTATAGTACATCTGTTTTGCATTGTCATTTGGGAATGCTAAACACAGTTTATGTAATTCCGTGGAGTACATCTGCATTGTTTTACCGTTACAGATTTTACTAAACAATGATATCCAACCAACCATATTGAACGATTTCAGCTCATCCACCTGCGTTAAATCATAGCCGCTTGCGATGAAATTGCGTATTACGTCAGTTTGAATAGATAATGACTGCTTCAGCGGCGTGTCATATAGCACATAGTCGCGCAATGCGGCGATAATATGCGCGGTGACATATTTCCCCCACGTCCCTTGACGCATGGACTTTATCGACCGCAATTTACTATAACGGCTTTGCTTGCAATCGACATACAACATATATTCACACAGGGATTCATTTAGTTTTTGCAGTATAGGCTTTATATCGTCTTCCGCGTGTTCTGTACGCGCTATTAGGGCATCTAGCCCGTACATCACGAGAAAATGTATATGGGCGAATGCACGCGGATTCTTGGCGAAAAAGTTTAGCGCGTGGCAGGTGATTTTTTTCATAATATAACCTTCTCACGCCGTCACAGCGATGTTTGATGTTTTAGGCTTGTTCTTGCTTCCGAGAGGTCTGCCACGTTTACGCTTTGGCATCGGCTGAACATCAATCTGTTGAATCTGTTGCGTTTCGTCAGCTTTTGGAATATCAGCCTTCAGAGCCTTGGGCTTTCGCGTGTACTTACGTTTTTGCCGATAGTTTGTCAATCCGCGTTCTTCGTGCCACGCTCTATCGTAGTCCGCATATTCCTGATAATTGTCGAATGTAAGATAGTCGCCGAGATATCCCACATGGATTTTATTTGTATCAACTTTATAATTTGCGCGTTCTACCGTTGCAGTTGCCTTGTTCTTTTCAAAATTCTGATACTTTGACCGCGTGTCAAGCATGGTGTTCTTTAGTATCGCGAGACGCGCCACCTTACGCGGAGCTGTGCGCGTTCCGGTGCGCCGTTCTGCGTATTCGCGGCTGTGCTTTGCGGCTAGATATTTACTGCGTGCAATGGATTTTTGGAGGTTGAGTGTACGGCGGTATAGCCGCAATGCCTTACGCATAAGCGCCAAACCGCGCTTCTCAGCCGCATAAATTGACATTTTTTTAATATTGTCTACTGCATCCCAATCGACCAGATTCTTGTCTATTGTAAGTACAATCGTTTTTCCGTCAATCTGCAACACTGTTTCATGTTTGCCGCCGTGCAACTTTTCGATAAGTGCCATTGCAGTATGAAGGTTTTTCGTTACTTCCTTCTGCTCATCTTCTTTTTTTCGTTTGCGTGTAGTGTAATCGATGATTTGCGTTCGTAACTTCTGCATCCGTTCATCGGTTACATCCCAAATTGCTTTTTTGTGTCCAACGTTTTTCTTTGTCATGATGTTTCATCCTTCCTGCTCGTTTGAGCAATTCACTTCTTCATTTGCTTATATTGTAACACAAATTAAACCAATGTCAATAGCAGATTAGAAAAATTGTTAGAGCGTTTAGATATGGTTAAATTATATTATTATCCAATGATTATGCGGGTTTGCCTGTTTGCATTTAATTATTGGAATATTACTTCTTTTTATTTTGCAACAAAAAAGAACTGTGCATTTACATCACAGCCCTTTTGTCATTTTATTTATTCGTTGTTTTAGTTGTTTACTTCCTCATCCTGCTTTTGCTTCAGCACCAGTTCTTTTATAAGTGCTGAAATATCTTCCACTCCTTCCTTTTGCAAGAATGCCATAGTTTCAACGTCCAGTTTGACACTTGCGCCGCGTCCCACATTGGGATTGTCGCGCTTAAATTCCAACGCCGCAATGATTTCTTCTTCTTTCTTCATTAGGCGTTGGTATTTTGCTAACTTCTCTTTTGCATCTGCGATTCGTTCATCAATGGAACGAACGACGCGCTGTTTACGTTCCTTCTTTTCTTCTTTTGCCATGATTCAATCATCCTTTCTTCTAATCCGTGTTTGCTTTATGTGTATATGGTAACTCGTTTTATAAAAAGAGTCAAGTGATTTTTGATAAAATAAAAAGAAGCGGAATTGAATCCACTTCTAAAATATGTTTATTTCGTTTTCTCCTCTCCATATAACCTTGTCATGCCTTGCTTTGTCACCAACCAAACGCCGCCGCTTTTGCGACATTCATCAGCGGTTAGCCGTGGAGGTCTGCCTTGAATGCCAGTACATAAGTGCTTGACCGAAATATTTGATTTTCCCCACCGTTCAGCGGCTTCGGCTGTTGTCATTATTTCGCTAAATTTGAAAAGTATTTCATTGTTATCCATGTTCCAATTACACCTCCAACAAGAAATGATTTTATATTTGTCCATTCCCAATTTAGATGTATCAGCAAACTAATTGTAACGACAATGAATATAACATCCAAAATTCTTTGTTTCGTCATTTGCCATATCCTCCCATCTAGTTTATAATGAAGGTGCAAGGGGATTTCTCCCCTCGCTTTCCTTCAGCCTATCCGCTATTTCTGCTTGTCACGGCGATTCTTGCGGCTAGGCTTTTTCTTTTTGGGTTTCTTTTTCTTGTCACCACCTTTCTTTTTGTTCCCTTTTGCCGTAATGACTAGCATTGCGATGTCTACGGCTAGACTTACAGCAAATTCTACATCCTCTTTGTCGATTTCCATTTTATCACCTCCCTTCGATGATTATATTATAACCTAAAAGGGTTATCTTGTCAATGGTTTTTGATGTATTTTTTATATGTCCTATATCCCTTATTTCCCAACGAAATAACAAAACACCTTCTAAAATGCCGTAGAATCGTTTTTGACGCGTCTGTATTTCAGCCTATATAAACATCCAACCGATAGCGTTTGAGCAGTCCTGAGCGATTCTGGGCGGCTGTTTAGATGTATCTGTTGAAAAGTTGGAAAAATGTCAAGTGATATTTTACGGAATTAGATGTATTTAGTTTAGATGTGCAGATGTGGAAAATCGGATGTAAAATTTTTTTGATTTGAAAAATAAATTTGAGAAATTATTTTCGTTATTTGTCATATACTATAAATAGAAAGAGATGTGTTGCATGAAACGCAAATCTTTTATAATGCAATAAATACGGATATATTCAAATGTTGCAGTGCAACAAATTGAAGGAACGGTGATAAAAAATGATAAAATGTATTGAAACAGGTATTATTTATACTAGCATTTCACAAGCAAGTAAAGAAACAAAAATAAAGCGTCAATCTATTTCTATGTGTGTGAATGGAAAAAGAAAGAGTGCAGGTGGATTCAAATTTATAAATTGTGACACACTGCAACATATAGAATGTGACACTGCAACGGATGAAAAATATAACAATGACAACGAAAATTCAAAAATTGTGTTGCATGAAACAAAAGAAGAAAGTGACACACTGAAACGTGATGTAACAGAATTAAAAAGCGTCATTGATTTAATGGTGACAGATTTTATGCAATATCGAGGTAACGCGTTGAAAATGCTTGACGCATTCAAAAAATTGAAATCCGACCACGAAGAATTGCAACAACAATATAATAAATTGCAAGCGCAACAACTAAATAACCATCCGCAATCAAACGATGAACTAAAAGCAGAATTTGATAAAATCCTAGAAGAAAAGCGTGTTAAATGGGAAAATCTTGTTGAAATGTACGAAAATGTATGTAATGAACGCGACGGATTGACCGAGCGCATTCAACTTATTATCAGCGCACCCGAATACAAGACATTTAGCGAACGCGAAAGTAGAGAAGGACGTGAACGAGCGCAAAAAGAAAAAGAAGCGTGGAATATTGTAGATAACACAAATGATGAATTTTCTATGTTTGCATCTGCACCTAGACGAAAAACAATAACAGATTATGACGATGATAGATTGGGATAA